AGTCTTAACTAGTGCTATTCAAGATATGGGTATGGGAACAATACTCAAGTTAGGAATGTTAAATGCAATGGGAGTAATGCCACAAGCACAAGCACCAGCAAAACAGAAAAGTCCAGCAATTGGATTTGGTATGAATAATGTAGAAGAAGATCCATTTGATGAAATGCAAGGTGCAAAAGAAATTAAGAAAGAAGCCGGCGTAGTTACAATGCGTGACGGCAAGCCAGTTAAACTTTCTTCAGAGCAACAACAACAAGTACAACCCGCAAGAAATATGAGTCAAGTAATGTCTGGTTCTGTAAAGTTGTCAGATTTACAAAGCCAATTAGTTGATCCTAAAGCAGTGCCTGTAGTTGGACAACAAAATCAAACACCGCAAGCCACAACTGAAACAACAACTACACCTGCAATGCCTAGCATGAAGTCAGATACAGAAATGATGGAGGTTGATGGCATTTCAGAAAAAGACTTATTACAAGAATTGATAAGATTGCAAACAGAAAACAACAAACTCCTCAAACGTGAAATGAAAGCAATCGAAGATAATGTCTAATCATCGGTTGACAAGTCAATAATAAATCCTTATAATACTACAAAGTGATAAATATACGCATATAAAGGAATAATATGGCAACTTGGCGAAAATATTTTAATAGTTCGAACAGTGGATTACCAGTAAACGTAACAGGTACAACTGCTGACGGCTATAGCACAACGCATACTAGATACAGTAGTTGGCTTCCTGAAGTGTATGCAGGATCACCTAACAGACTTATGAGATATGTCCAATATGACCAAATGGACAATGATTTAGAAATCAATGCGGCACTAGACATAATTGCAGAGTTTTCTACTCAAGCAGACGATTACACAGAACAACCTTTCATTTTTAAATTTAATGAAGATCCTAGTGAAACTGAAATGAAAATTCTCAGTAAAACACTAGAGCAGTGGTGCAAACTGAATGATTTAAATCGTAGAGCATTTAAAATGTTCCGTAGCACATTAAAGTACGGAGACCAGTTCTTAATCAGAGATCCAGAAACTTATAAACTGTATTGGACAGATCCAGCAAATGTTGAAAAAGTTGTTGTAAACGAAAGCAAAGGCAAAAAGATTGAAACTTACTTTATAAAAAATCTTGAAGCAAACTTTGAACAATTAGCGGCAACATCGCCAGCGGCTATTCACACCAGACCATATGGTGCAGGTGGAGGAATGTTAGCAGGTGGTAATATTGGTGCTAGTGCAGGAAATTATAAATTACAAAATGATCCAAGTCAAGGTGCAAGCCAAGGTGTACCAGTTGATGCACAACACGTGGTGCATGTTAGTTTAACAGAAGGCATGGATCATAACTGGCCCTTTGGTATCAGTGTTTTAGAGCCGATATTTAAAGTATTCAAACAAAAAGAATTACTTGAAGATAGTATTATTATTTACAGAGTGCATAGAGCACCTGAAAGACGTGTGTTCTTTATTGACGTTGGTAACATGCCTCCGCATAAAGCACAACAATACTTAGAAAAAATCAAATACGAAGTACAACAAAAACGTGTACCTAACAAAAAGAATGATGGTAGTAATGTAGCAGATGCGGCTTACAATCCAATGAGCATGTTAGAAGATTATTTCTTTGCTCAAACGGCAGATGGTAGAGGTTCTAAAGTTGACACATTACCAGGCGGTAATAATTTGGGTGAAATTGATGACTTGAAATACTTCAATAACAAGTTATTAAGAGGTTTAAGAGTTCCAAGTTCTTATCTACCAACTGGACCAGACGATGGTACAGCACAACACAATGATGGTAAAGTTGGTGTAGCATATATACAAGAACATCAATTTTCAAAGTATTGTGAAAGATTGCAAAGACAGGTTATTAGAAACTTAGACAGAGAGTTTAAGATGTATCTTAAATTTAAAGGTGTTGAGATTGACAACAGCACATTTAATTTAGAATTTACAATTCCACAAAACTTTAGCAGTTATAGAGAATTAGATATGGATACACAACGAGCTCAGTTGTTTACAAGTTTAGAAGCAGTTCCTTATCTATCACAACAATTTAAACTTAAAAAATATCTTGGTTTAACAGATGAAGAAATGAAAGATAACGAGCTATATTGGAAACAAGAAAATAAATACAATACAGAAGGACAAGATATTGAAGGTATAGGTCTTAGAAACGTTGGAGTTAGACCTGGTCCAAGTGCAGACTTGGATTTAAACACACCATTAGACGATATCCCTGATCCTTCAACTGAAGTAGTAACACCAGATGTTGCTCAAGCAGACCCTAACTCTGCTACACCAGGAACAGAATTATGAGGCTAGTTGAATTTTACGATCCACAAAAGGATAGAAGTGCTAATAGAGATTTCGATGATACTCGAAAAGGACGCCTCACACTTGAAACATTAGGCAAATTAAGAAAATATCGAGAACTTAAGAAAAAAGAGAATATCGAACAAGCAGAATTTGCCGCAATGATGTACGCAAAACCACAAGAAGGCCAAGCAGGCGGCGACGGTTTTTAAATGAAAATCGCTGTTTGCGGTTGCAGTTGGAGTTGTCGCGACAAAGAATACCCAGATACAGAATTTGGTAACTTGATAGCAAGTTACTACAATGCTGACTACATTAATCTAGCCAAACCTGCATGTAGCAATTTTGGTATAGCATTACAAATACAATATATTTTAGATAATTTAAAAGACGTAGACCTTGTTCTTATTAATGCTACTACTGTAACTAGAACTGAATTAAAATACAAAAATAAAAAGCGATATATGTCCGCTAAAGGTTGGGATAATGTTGATATGAACATGGCCCCCGGCGAAAAATTTAGAGATGAAGACCATCCAAGTTTTGAAAAAGGCACATATGATCCCACAATTCTCATAGACAGTTTTGGCACAATGTTTATAGATTGTCCCGAATCAGGCAAACTAGAAGACCATAATTTATATGAAAGATATAAAGATATTATGGATCAAAAAGCCTTTGACGCACTAAAAAAGTACATTATTTACTGGTTTAATCCTGATATAGAAAGACACAAGCAAAGCCTTATTCTGCAAAACTTGTTATTTAAACTCCAAAAAAGAGGCATAAATTTTGTTTTTAGCCCTAATACTTTTGAATGGGCAGAAGGTTATGACGAGATTGTAGATGACGACGGAGGCACCACAATGCCTTTGGTAAACGATGTACACATGCGTTGGGAGTTAGATGATAAAAATTTATTTGATGGCGGCATAGCAGACTACTTATATGTCACTGAAGAAGTATATGGCAATTGGGATAGGAGTTATGGAGCATGGTGCGATAATCACCTAACACACGAAGCACATGTACAGTATGCAAGAGAAATTATAAAGCATATTAATAAGTACGAATTGCATAAATAACGGTACAACAAATTTATTTCACACTGCATTTGTACACAACTTTACAAAGGCACATTCACATTTCTGTAAAAAATGAGTCGTTTTGACAGGTTTTTACAGTAAAAACACATCTTTTAATAAGTATTAACACTATATTATGTATATGTCCACGATTGGACAAATAATTTAAATTATAATATTATAATAGGAGCTCATAATGTCAGAACGCAGTAAACTAGAACAAGTTTTAGAATTCCTACTTGCTGAAGATAACGAGCGTGCCGAAGAGCTACTTCACGAATATGTCGTTGAAACTGCTCGAGCAGAGTACGAGCGAATCTTAGACGAGGACGAAGTAGTTGAATCAGAAACAGAAGAAGAGACAGTAGAAGAAGCAGACGAATCAGAAGAAGAAGCAGTTGAAGAATCAGAGGAATCTGAGGAAGACGCTGTTGAAGAATCTGAAGAATCTGAAGAAGACGCTGTTGAAGAAACTATTGATGTTGCAGACCCAGAAGCAGATTTTGTATCAGACGTTGAAGAAGCAGACGATGAAATCGAATCAGATGAGATTGGTGAAGAGGGCGAAGAAGAGTTAGAAGACAAAGTCGACGAACTTGAAGACGAACTTGAAGATCTTAGAGCTGAATTTGAAAAATTGTTAGGCGACCAAGACGAAGATGGTGAAGAAGCAGAAATGGATGCAGAAATGGACATGGAACCAGAAATGGATGACATGGAAATGGAAGAAGAATCAGTAGAATACGATTTAGACGAAGAAGTTGTCGAAGAAGATGACGAAGAAGTTGTTGAAGAAGCAACTAAGTTATCTGATAACGTTGCAGAACCAAAAGGTGGCGAAGGCGAAGGTGAATCACCATTCACTAAAGCACCTAAGCATTCCAAAGTTGAAGGAGCAGGTGCGCCTGTGAAAGCAAAAGATGGTAGCGAAGGAAACCACGGTGATGTTAACCCAAGCGACAGCGGTGCGTCATCCAATCTAAAAGTTGAGCCTAAAAAGGCTTAATTAGTTACTAGGAGTTTTTGATAGTGCGTAAGTTATATGAATATTTAGGACCGGAAGCCAATAGAATCGAGTTACTCGAATCTAATGACGGAAAAGACCTTTTTATGCAAGGACTTTTTATTCAAGGTGATGTAAAGAACCAGAATGGAAGAGTTTATCCAAAGGATGAAATACAACGTGCTGTTGAAAACGTAACTACAAGGTTACAAAAAGGTGAAACTGTGATGGGCGAATTAGACCATCCAGAAGAACTACAAATTAACTTAGACAGAGTGAGCCATATCATTACAGAAATGCAATGCAATGGCTCAGATGGTCTAGGTAAATTAAAAATAATTGATACACCAATGGGGAATATTGCAAAGGCTTTACTTAAAGCAGGTGCAAAACTTGGAGTATCTAGTAGAGGGAGCGGTAACGTTAATGAAAGCGGAAAAGTATCCGACTTTGATATTGTTACTGTTGATATAGTTGCCCAACCAAGTGCCCCGGACGCCTATCCAAAGACCATTTATGAGTCTTTATTTAATATGCGTGGTGGTAGCATGATTTATGATGTTGCCAAAGACTATACACACGATAAAAGTGCAGAAAAGCACCTAAGTAAACAAATCGTTAATTTTATTAACGAACTAAAATTGAGGTAGGAGACTACTATGGCAGTAAATTTTAAAGACCTTATCGAGTCTAGCGATATTAACGAAGAAGTTCGTTCTAGTATCGTTGAGGCCTGGGAGAGTCGTCTTGCCGAAGCCCGTGAGGAACTTACAGCAGAATTAAGAGAAGAGTTTGCTCAAAGATATGAGCATGACAAAGGCTTAATTGTTGAAGCAGTTGACGGTTTTATCAAAGAAAGAGTTGAAGCAGAAATGCAAGAACTTGCTGAAGATAAACAAAAAGTTGCTGAAGAAAGAGTTGCTTACAAAAAGGCTGTTAGCGAACATTCTAAAAAATTAGAAAAATTTGTTGCTGAACAACTTGCAAAAGAAGTTAAAGAGTTAAGAACAGACAGAACTAACGTTCAAGATCATGTTACTAAACTTGATGACTTTGTAGTTGAGCAGTTAGCAAGTGAACTCAAAGAGTTCCATGCAGACAAACAGGCTCTAGTTGAACAAAGAGTGAAAATGGTTAGAGAAGGCAAAAAACAACTTGCTGAATCTAAAGCAGATTTCATTAAGAAAGCCGCTGACAAAGTTGAAATAGTTGTCAACAAGATTGTAAAAGAGAATGTTGCACAATTTAGAGACGATATCACAGCCGCAAGAGAAAACGATTTCGGTCGTAGAATATTTGAGTCTTTTGCCAATGAGTATAGATCAAGTTACTTGAACGAAAGCTCTGAAGTAAAAGATTTACAGAAACAGATTGCTGAAGTTAAAAAAGACCTTGCAGAAAGTAGAGCAGATGCAGAAGCGAAAGCAGAAGCAACTAAACTAACTGAAAGCAAACTTAGAGTTGCAGAAGATAGATATTCTCGTAAAGAGAAACTAGACGAGTTACTCAAGCCTTTAGCAAAAGGAAAGAAAGAAATAATGGTTGATCTTCTTGAAAGTGTAAAAACTGAAAACTTAGAGAAGCAATTTAACAAATATCTTCCAAGTGTTTTAGACGGCGAAGCACCAAAAGAAGACCGTAAACCATTAACAGAATCAGTGACAAAAGAACACACTGGTAACAAAGACGTTCAGCCTTCAACTGAAGATGGACAGGGCGTCGTCGAAATTGACGAAATCCGTAAATTAGCCGGACTTTCAAATTAGGAGATAAGAAATGGCAGAATTATTTGAAAGCAATTGGTCAGCGACTAAGGATGCACTACTTGAGGGTTTAAGTGGTTCTAGAAAGAGTTCACTTGACGTGGTCCTTGAAAATACTAAAAGATATCTTCAGGAATCAGCATCAAGCGGTGCTACACAGGCTGGCAACGTTGCTACATTAAACAAAGTAATGTTACCTTTAATTAGAAGGGTTATGCCTTCTGTTATTGCTAACGAGCTTGTAGGTGTTCAACCTATGAGTGGTCCAGTAGGACAAATTCACACATTAAGAGTGAGATATGCCGAGAGTGCATCAGGGGTTAACCCAGGTGACGAGGCATTAAGCCCATTCAAGATTGCAAACCAATACTCAGGTAACCCAGATGCTACTGCAACTGCAGAAGGTACTCCAGGTAAGAAAATGAGTATTCAAATCTTGAAGCAAACTGTTGAAGCAAAAACAAGACGTTTAAGTGCAAGATGGACATTTGAGTCAGCTCAAGATGCCGAAGCAATGCACGGTCTTGATGTTGAAGCAGAAATTATGCAGGCACTAGCTCAAGAAATCGTTGTTGAAATCGACCAAGAAATTATCGGTTCACTAAGATCTCTTGCTGGCGCAGGTACAACTCTTGACTTCGGTGCATTAAGCAGTGACTACACACCAGCATACGTTGGTGATAGACATGCGTTATTGGCTATCGAAATCAACAGAGCGGCAAACAGAATTGCGGCTAGAACAAGAAGAGGTGCAGGTAACTACATCGTTGTTTCTCCAGAAGCATTGACAATTTTACAATCAGCATCTACTTCAACATTCGCTAGAACAACAGAAGGTTCTTTCGAAGCACCAACTAACACAAAACTTGCTGGTGTCCTTAACGGATCTATCAAAGTATTTGTTGACAGTTATGCGGCTGACGGAACTAAAGTTTTAGTTGGATACAAAGGTTCAAGCGAAACTGATGCTCCTGCATTCTACTGCCCATACATTCCATTAATGAGCACAGGTCCAGTTATGGATCCTGCTACATTTGAACCAGTAGTAAGTTTTATGACTAGATATGGTTATATCGAACTTACAAATACTGCTTCATCTCTTGGTAATGCGGCAGACTACGTTGATGCTATCACTTTAGCCAACGTTGCATTCCAGTAAGAACTTAGGAACTTACTAAATTTAAGCACCACCTCCGGGTGGTGCTTTTTTTTGACTTTTGCACCAAAAAGATAAATACAACATATAAAGTTGAACTTTAGGCGAGATATATGACAAACAAAACAAATTTTAGTCCAGACGGTAATTTATTCATAAAAGGTGGCTTGACATCTGAAAGTTTTTTAGAGGTTGCAGGCGATTCTAGTTTTTCCGGAGAGGCTAATTTTTCAGGCAATGTTGTTATTGACGGTTCTTTAACTGCAAACGGTGCCATAACATTTAATAACACAACTGTGAACACAGTTGAAACAACCAACAACGCAGATG